AGTTTTAAGTATATCTTGAAAGACTTGAGTAAATCTCTTTCTTAATCTTTGAATAAATTTAGTAAACTTCAATTCATCTCTTGTAATCTCAGCCGCCTTACCAATATTAAATCCGTTTTCTGATTCCATTCTTGATATAGGAACATTCAAAGACTTATATAATTTTTTCTGAAAATAAACTACATCTGAAATTTCACCAAGATTTTGTCCACCAGGTAGAGTAGTAACCTCTGTACCCTTAGCACCATCTCGTCTTGGTAACCAAAAATCTTCAAGCATTGACATATGTTTTCTGTCATCTCGTATTTCACCAGTCGAAGCGTCATAGACAAGTTTATTTCTATATCGTGCCATAACATCTCTAAGATATGACTCTGCTTTTACTTTTGGTAAATTACCAACATCAACATAAAATATTCTTCTTTCAGGTGCTCTTACTATTCTGTAAATAACAACAGCATCTTCAATCATTCGCAACTGATTAACAGGTTTAATTGCCTTATGCAAATGCCCCATAACCATATTTTTAGTTGCGTCAACTTGACCAGAAGTTACATAGGTAATTGAATCGGTAGTAATTTTAAGTCCTGCATTTGAGTTCGCAGCTGACATACCTTTTTCGTTATATACAAACCATTCGTTTGTCTGTTCTACAACTTCGATTCCAGTACCTTTTGAATCTCTTCCTTTAGTTACCTCACGAACTTTTTTAATCTTTCGTGGATCAATGTATCGAATTTCTGTAAGTCCTTTTCTCGGACTCTTTGGATCTATTACTTTGTGAAAGTAAATTCGTCCATCAATATACCATCGTTTAAATATATCGTGACCTTTTTCGTCAAAGTTTAGAAGTGATAAACACTCTTGAAACTCATTACGAATTTTGCCTTTAATGTTTTCAGATATAGCAAGTTTGTCTAGTGATATTGATACCGAACTATCTCTCTCATCTGATACTACAACTTCATTAATGATATCTTCAACTGCCATATCACATTCAGGATGTTGTGCAATCTCTCTATATCGTCTAATTAAGTCAAAGTCGTCCTTTGCGTTAACTTCCATATCCAGGTATTGGCCGAAGTATCCGCCAGCAGATATAGTTGTTGTTCCGTCATCAGGAGTGGCGACCGTAAACGCTTGTTTACTAGTCGCCGATTTCTCCAGGTTCGTGTCTCTGGTTATTTGGAAACCAAGTATTTTTGCCATATTATATTATTCCTTATAACTATTTATTTATTATGTAGTAGTGTCAGTTTCGAAGAATTGGTAAGAGAATTCTACTGTAAAAGTTTCTACTTCATTATTAGTTCCGTAGTCTAACGCAATATCAGAAAGTGCCGTAGGGAACCCTCCTCTAAATGTGTAAGATTTTAAAGTATCTCCGTTTCGATCCAATTGATCTACGAAAAAGTCAACTTGATAATCAGAAGGATTTGTTAACCCCTCATTATCAGTCATGTTATTCATGCCATTCATCCATCTTTCAAATGCTCTGAAAAGTTTAAAATCAGTATCATTCATCACGGTTATTGACCATGGATTAAATGTTCTATCACCTGTTAGATTTAGTATTCTACCTCTAAAGTTTACTGGTGTTACAGCAACATTAGAACCAGGAAGAGTTGTAGCAGAACATAAGAACGCTAAGTCTGATGTTTCTCCTCCAACTGCCGAGTAACCAGGAAAAGGTAAAGTTACCTTAAACTGATTGGCTCTTGCACCACCGCCTCTAAGACGAGATTTAAAGTCATTTATATTAGCCATTTTTTATTCTCCTCTCTATGCGCCTGCTACTTCAGAAAAGGCAACGCCTGATCTTGTAGCAATAAAGTTAAGTTGAATGAAGTTAATAGAACGAGCTGGTTTGATATAAATATCTGCCCTAAATTCGTTTCTATCAATTACATCACCTGTGTTATTAGTAGTATCGCATACTACAGCAAAATCAGTAATACCTCTTCTGCCTTGTACATCTCTGATAAACGGTTCTACTAAGTTTCTAAATTGTGCCCTAGTGAATTCGTCATTGAACTCAAATAGTTGAAATTTAGCAGCAGTAGAAATTGCTTTCTCAAGAACGATAAACAATCTACGAACATTGATACGATCAAATGCAGACGGTTTAGTTTGAGCAGTTTTATCACCAAACAATACAGTACCTTGCCCAGGAAATGCAACGACAGGATTTACTCTTGCCTTGTATAGATCATCTCTTTGAGTTTGATTAGGATTGAATGCTAATTTAACAGCACCTCTAATTTGTCCACGATTGAAACCGCCTGGTGAGAACCATGCGTCAGCAACACTATCTGTACGAGCACAAAGACCCGCAATATCTCCGTTCAAAGGAACGAATCTATAAACATCACTATATCTGTCGTACATATATTTGTAACCACTATCAAAAACAGCATAACTTGTAGAAGGTAAAGCATTAAAGAAATCTTTTACATTCTTAGTTTGTGTAATTGCATTAGCAACGCCTACAACATCAGCTCTTTCTGGTGAAATAAAAGCAACGCAATCTTTTCTTGCAGTTGCAATATCCATAACAGAAGTTGCCTTTGCAGCAGTTGATTTACCACCCATTAATAGTGATAGGTCAACTAAGGATGCGTCAGCAAATAATTGATATGCAGCGTCAATCTCTCCAGCAGTAGCAGTGTAATCATCTGTTCCACTTGCAAGTGAAGTATTAGATACTACAAATGCGTCTCCAACAGTATTATCAAAAGTTGTACCTACTTTAGTTACACCATCTGATAAAGTTGCTAAGTGATCTGTCCAATAGATAAATTCTGATTGTTGATAGATTACTTGTGGATAATAATTACTAGAACCTTCAGCAGTTTTAGCATCAAATGCCTGTGAAACACTTTCAAAAGTTTCTAAAATTGTTCCTGCAGTTCCTGTAATTACACCATCTTCGTCTGAAACGACAATATGTAATTCATCTAGTGAACCGCCAGCAGCAGATACATCATCTGTTGTTGATGGAGCATTAGAAAAGTTAAAGAAATATTCCCAATGTCTTAGTACTTTAGCATTATCAACAATAGCGTGTCTTAAACCACCAGTTTCAGTAACTCCTGTATTAGGATTGAATCTTGCGATTGTTAGAACGTGAGTTGAGATTGCAGTTATTTTATAGTAATGCCCTGAAGGTGCACCGTCAGTTGAAGGTACATTAGCAGCATCTCCAAATTCTAGTATGTCACCAACTTGCATTAAACTACCATCGTCAACAGTAATTGATGTGTCACCAACAGCAGCAGAAGCGTCAGCAACTAAATTACCACTCATTGAGTGTGGTCCAAAAGCAGTTGAGTTAGTACACATAGAAATTCTTAAACTGTTTCCTAGTGTTCCTGCCTCTCTTGCAGCAAATGGTCCTATGCTTGTAACTTGTCCTGCACCTGATTCTGAATAATAGGTGTCTAGGTAATCAGTAGTCGATTTTATCAAGACAGCAGATCCAGTTGAAATAGCGTTTAAAACGCCAGTTATTGGTCTTACTATCTTCAGATTATTTCCGTATCCTAAAAAGTTTGCAGCAGTGAACCAATCTTCAAAGTTTGAAGAATTTGGTTTACCAAAGTTATCAACCAATTCTTTTTCAGAAGAAATCGTTGTAATTTCATCAATCGGTCCTTTTTCTGCAACTAATACAATTCCGCCACTACTTGTAGAAACAGCAGGAACAATATTAGTTAAATCTTTTTCAGTTACGAGAACACCTGGTGATACTTGAAAAGCCATATTTTAGTTCTCCTTAATATTAAGTTTTTTTAATTTAGTTATAACCCTTTGTAGATATTTATATGATCCCAAATCTCTAGTTTTCCCCTCTGCGTGAGGTTACAGGACTCCACAACTGTCCCGTATCATCATAAAACTGCGAATTATTACCTTCTGGATCATTTATTCCATCATCTATAAAACCAAACGGGGCCATATCTGCCTCAATTGCGTTTTTCTGATCGGTAAACATTTGACCTCGAACATCTACATCTGTTAGTTCTTTAAAATATCTTTGATTCGCTAACCATGAAAATATAACTAAACACATTACAAGGTCATCTGAAGCGCCACTCTCTGCTTCAAAGGATTTTCCTTTAGAAATGAAAGTTGACAATTCTGCTATGATTTCAAAATCTTGAATTATAAGTTTATCACCCTCGATTAAACTTTTTAAATTAGAAGTACCAATTCTTTTTGTTCCTTTAGTCATTCTTAATCCTAGTTGACTACCTCTACCACTAAATCCTCCACCTAATACTTGTCCTGATCTTCCTCTTTGTGTCACCATTAACATATTTTCGTACTCTAGTTCAAATTGCATAGCATCTGCAACCTGTTGACCTAAATCATTTATCTCAATTAATATGAATGCTTGATTATATGCGTCAGCTACTTTCTTCATAATACTAGGAAAAAGTAGAGGTTTGATTTCATTATCTTTGTACTTTGCAACAATTCGATATGGTGCCTTCGTAGCGTCAATGATAACAAACGCTGAGTAGTCATTTCCAATACCTCTTGATACATCAACTGTCATTACATAGATATTACCCTTAATCGGTTTCTCATAAACATCTAAAGTACCATTTAAACTTTTAATCAATGGATTTACAACTGCCATTGTTTTAATTTTACTTGCATTGATAAGAGTATCAACACTACCTAAGAACTCACATTCAAACTCGGTCTGAAACTGTGCCTCACTTGTATTTCGTATTGTCTGTTCTTTCCATGCTTCATCTCGTCCTGGTACTTCTGACCAGTGTACTTCAATCGGAACATAATCATTTCTTTTATTTGTTGCATCCATCCACATCTTATAAAAC